TGCCAAAGGTAAGAACGATCTGCTTGTCGGAGGCATCGCCTGCGCCGGATGCGAGCGTGAATTCGGTGAGGTCGGCGGCTGCAGTGAGCGGTACGCTCGAGAAGAATCCGGACACGAGGGCTGCCGGGGCTGCGGCATCATCGGTCCGCAGCTTGAGCATCCAGTTCGAGTTGGCAATGAGCGGCTGGAATTCGCCTTTCAGTGCCTTGCGCTGGAAGTTGATGGTCTCGCCCTTGGTCTCTGCGCTCATGTCGGGCTTCGAGAACTTGCCCTTGTAGAGCCAGAAGTAGGTGGCCACGGAAGACCCGGTGTGCGACACCTTGAAGCCGACGGCCACGTAGGGCGAGGAGTCGGCGGCGTTGCGCAGGATCGCACCGTTGGAGTACGTGTGGCCGAGGATCTCGGCTTCGGCGGCAGGGTCGATGTCCGCAAGCTCGAGCTCCACGTCGATCTTGCCGATGGACTCGGCAACGTGGATCATCTGATCGTCGCCGGCCAGCCGTGCGATCGAAGAGTTTGGATTGACGGAGATCCTTCCGACTCCGGCAAGGGCCTTCACGGTCCCGTAGGTCGGGGTCCCCGCCGCAACGTCGGAAGACTCGGTCAGCAGCGCGTAAACGACGTCCTTGACGCCGATTGCCGGTCTTGCTGAAACTCTCATATTAGCTCCTTAGACCAGATCCTCGGCGCGAAGAACGCGCCTGAATCTGCAGTTTTTATGTCGGAGGTTCAGGTCCGCCTCCGGGACGTCCTTTGAAAAATCGAGGTTGTACATCTGCGAGGCCATGACAGAAAGCAGCGCGTCGAAGATCGTGGAGGTCGTGCCGCCCGCCGTATAGATGTCGAATGTCATGACTGACTCGATCGCGGTCGCGGCGTTGTCGAAGTAGCCCACGGTCCGGTGCCCGTCTTCGGTGTAGATCAGCGCCGGGAAGTTCCTCACTGTCCCCGGATGCTCGGACAGCAGATGCGTGGAGTCACCGAGCGCGGCCATGAGTGTAGTATCGGCTTTGAGTTTCGCAACCAGCCAGGTCTTCACATTCATTTGTCCAGCTCCTCACGGATCGCTTCGGTGATTTCGGCGCGGTTGATTTCCAGCGCCGGAACGAGGAACGGCCTTGGCTGCATCTTCGATGTTCCGAATTCCAGATACTCGCCATACGGCACCCCTGCGGGCACGCCCACATAGCCGACGATTTTCCCATTCTCTTCCACGACCTGATGCCCGATTGACGCACGCAGCTGCCCGGTGACGACAGCCGGAGGCTCCCCTGGCGACGACGGGCTTTCAGGGCTCATGTGTTCCACCGCATAGGCTTGCACGATGAGGCAGGCTTTCGTGATTCCGCGCTCCTGCTTCCGGGCAAGCTCTTCTGCCACCCGGTCGATCTTTGTGAGCACAGCCTCAAGCCCTTCGAATACCGCGTCCATCAGACAGGCTCCAGAATCGCTTCAGAGTGCTTCGGCCAAACAGACACGCCGCGCACGTCGTACCAGAGCTCGCCGTCGTACAACCTCGTCCCGACGACGACATCCTCGTCATTGTCGAAGTACAGCACGCGGGCCAAATGCCCCGCAAAGCCATACATTTTCAGTTCCTCTTCGGTCAGCGACCTCGGCTGCAGGTTCCCCCGCACAGCTCCGGTCTCGGTCGAAACATAGCCGCCCTCATAGGTCACGGGCACGCCCTCATAGGTCACGGGATGGCGCAGGACCCACGTTTTCACAGGATTCTGCTCGGCGTCGTAGGAGAGCACCGCTTCGTACAGCGAGAGGGCGATTGTTCGCTTCATGCCCTGACCACCTTCATGATTCCGGCTGGCCGCAGAAGCCGGTACAGAGGCCGCATGACCTCCGGAGGCACGGAGGGCAGCATGCCGGGCGCGTAGGTCTTGGACTGTCCGCCCTCGGTCTCCGCAAGCAGCGTGCCGTTCTCATTCGGTGATGCGCCGAGGCCCCTGGGCGATGCGATCTCTACGAGCGCAGCCTCGCAGGTTGCCTTAACGAGCCCTGCGGGAATGCTCTCGGAAATATCCTCGCCGTCGGAGTCCAGCGCGTCGATTCGCGGCCATTCGAGAGCCTGCGTGGTTGAGTACTTCAGGCCGGGCCATCGGCAGAAAAGCCTGCCATCGAGGAATTCCGTCGCCCTGATGAGCGCCGCTTCCTTCTCCGCGTCCGTTCCGGTCCACGCGGTATTCCCGCGTGTGGTGTGGTATGCGTTGGCGTCTGCAAGCGAGACATAGCTCTGCGCGTCGGTTTTACCGGTTCCGTCTTCAACCACGAGACTCATGTGTTACCCCTTACGGCGCAGTAGCGATGCCGCCAGCACCGGATGCAGTGGCGTCGGAGTTGGCAACGTACAGCGTGTCGTTGCCACCGACAGAGTCCCATGCAGCCCAGCCCGCCAGCGAGCAGGAATCCAGAAGGATTTGCCCGGAGGTCGGCTTCGTGCCGATGAATGCGCTGGTAAGAGCGCCCAGCCCGTTCGGTTTCCACGCGAGGAAGCGGCAGCGGGAGAAGATGTGGAAACCGGAAATGGAGTCTGCGTCGGCGGACTTGATCGCGCCTTTCCCGGCAGTCTCGGAATAGGCGATGATGTCGCAGTCGTAGAAGCTGGTCCGCCATGCTCCGCCATCGAAAAGAACGTTGCCGTTGGCCGCAGCCCTGATGATGGTGTCCGTACCGAACACGCACTTCTCGAAGCAGTTTTCCTGCCCGCCGTCGATCGCGATGTCATAGGCTCCGACAGCCGCCGCAGGGGTGGCATGGCCAGCGCCGATGAAGTGGCAGCCCTCGAAGTGGTTCCGATTTCCCGTTACCTTCACGCAGCCCACCGCAGCCACGTTCGAACCGCCGTTGAACAGGTGAAGGTTCTTGAAGAAGTTGTTGTCGCCGCTCACGGTAATGAGCACCGCAAGGTTGGTGCTGGCCGTTGCGTTCGCCACCCGTGCCCTTCCGAAAAGCCTTCCGCCCGCCGATACGCCGATGACGGTGATCGCGTGCTTGGACCAGTCCAGCGCGGCAGTGAGGTAGGACGTGGTATCGGCAGCAACGGTGCCCGCCGAGAATACCACGATGCCGTCACCGGCTCCGGAGGCGCAGAGCCCATAGGCAGTCTGCAGGTCAGCCACGGCCCCACCGGGCGAAAGCCCGTTGTTGGAATTGGAGCCGGTTTTGGGATCGACAAAGTACCACGTGCCTCGAATGAGCGGGAGGCTTCCGAGCGCGATGTCGAGGTCTTCGGCATCGGGAATGTAGTTCCCGTAGCCGTCATTTTTCCGTCTGCTCATGGTGTCCCTCCCTTACTCGGCCAGGATCGCGATGAACTCAGGTTTCACCGCTTTCACACCCCAGGCGCAGAGCAGCTCGTAGCGCACCTGGTGATACTCTTTGTACTCGCGGACCTCGAAAGTCAGCCCGGTGATCGGGTCAGTGACCATCATCGAATCGCTCGCGGCATCCCCGGCGTCCGGCATCGCGGGAGCGCGGGTCACGAGGTGGATCGCGTTGCGGGCAAAGGCCATGTTCGGAGTGTAGCCGGTAGCGATGAGCGGGGAGATCGCGTCGGTCGCGCCGGTCCGTGCCACCTTCGCGCCGGGCGCGTTGATGGTCAGCAAGGTTCCCGCCGAGATTCCAGCGAGCTGCGAAACGTACACGTTGTCATCGTCGTTGGCGATCTTGAGAAGGTCACCGGCTTTGATGACGGCAGCGGTACAACCGGTCGTGGTGAGCGCGGTGCCGGCGAGGTCGTTGTCGGTGACGACCGCAGCGGCATAGGTGCCGTTGGCCCTGTAGAGGATCTTTGCTGACTCGTGGATGCCCATCTCCATGAGCCGGGCGATCGAGCCGTTGCGCAGAAGATCCGCGGTCCCCGCCTCGTTGACTTTGTACAGGAAATCGGTGGAGCGCAGGAGTGCGCCTGCCGAAGACCCGAGGACGAGGTGGAGATCCTGCCCCTGCGCGCCGTTGTCCATGAGGATGCGGCGAAGCTGTGCGAGCGAGGCGAGCTTGTCGGTCGAGTCGAACAGGTTCGTCCCGGTCGTCTTCACGGCGCGGGAAGCGTAGATGTACAGCGCAGCGAGGTCGGTCTCGATCTCGTTGACGCACGCCCTGATCGCCTGCGCGAAGCGGTCGCGCATGATCGTCTCTTTCATGCCGGGGGCATTCCCGAGGCCCTTCGCTTCCTCGCCGTTCATCCGGACGGGGAAGTAGCGGGACTTGGCGATCGTCATGTCGGCATAGCCGATCGTGGCGTTGCCATCGTCAGGGGCCGTGGTGTTCGGTGCCACGTCGCCACCGGTGATTGCCGGGACGATCGGATAGCGGATGGTCTCACCCTTTGCGGCGCGTTCCGCGCTGGTGTTCTTGAAGACTGCCGGCACGAAGCCAACGAGTTCGCGGGCGACAACGTCCATCGCCTCGTAGATCGTCGGGATCAGCCCGGTCAGCGTATTCGGAGTGAAAGCCATACAGTGACTCCTTAGTCAATAAGTTTTCCGCCGCTTTTGGAAAATTCCATTTTCCCGGCGGGGTCCAGCGCGTCAAACGTGCTGCGGGACATCTGTTTCGGTGAGGCAGTCCCGTTGCCTCCTTGAGCTCCTGAGCCCAGAGAGACCGGAGCTTCGATGAACGCTTTCCCCCTGGGGGATGCCGCCCATTCCGCGAAGTAGTCCTTGACTCCCTTCTCGCCGATCATGGCGGAGCGCACACCCTTGTCATTCTTGACCGTCACCCTCGGGATATACCCTTCGACCAGCTCCTCGAGCTTGTCCCCCGACAGCTTCAGCCCGGCCAGTTCGCGCCGGACCTCCGTTTCTGCGAGCGACTTGTTGACGTGCCCCTCAAGCTCCGTCCGTGCCGTCCTTTCTCCCTCGAGCTCTTTTGTGGCTTTCTTCAGGTCCGTTTCCGCCTTCTGGCGGGCAACCTTTTCGGCTTCAAGATCCTGCTCGAGCCGTGCGAGATCTTCGGGGTTGGCCCCCTCCTTCTCGCGCAGCTTGGCTTTCATGACCTTGATGTCCCGGTCGTAGTTCGCCATCTGCTCGTCGAGCTTGTCGAACAGCCCTTCAGCCTCCGCTTTCTTTTCAGCGGGGATGATCGCAAGTAACGCTTCCCTCAGTGACATTCAAAAACCTCCGTCCCTCTGGACGACGCCATTCCTGGCTTCCTTTTCGGCTTTCCGGGATCTCCCGGATTCATGCCCGCGATAGTGCGCGAGTCTCACCTGTATCATTTCTTCGCCTTCTGGCGAGTCGGAGCCTTTTTCGGTGCCGCCTTCTGCGGCTCTTTCATCGTCCCTTCGCACACGGGGCAGCGCCCGGTGTAATGCGAAAAGTGCTGCCGGCACACATCGCGCCCGCAGCTCCTGCACGTGAACAGCGCCTCTGCGCCGCAAATTCCGCACGTCATTCTTCACGCTCCTTTAGCTCGGCAAGCGTCAGCATCTTCCCCTGATCGCTCATGTCGGAAAGGTGTTCCCCTGAGCGGAAAATCTCCGCACGCCCCTTGCCGAGAATGTCGTTCTGCCGCTCTTCAGACTGCCGGGAAAGCCAGCCCTCGTAGCTCGGTGAATCCGCAGGCTTGTGGCCTTTCACAATCGGTACTGTGGTGCAACGGCAGCGCGGGTGCAGGGGAGGGGTAGAGTGCTTTTCGTCTACTTCCCATTCCTCGCCGTCCAAAGCCGCGCAATCAGGGCAGGTATTCATGTCCAGCGTGGCAATCCATTTCAGCCCGGAAAGCAGGTCTGCGTTCTCTTTGTAGACCTGCTCGTTCGCGGTGTTGTACGTGTGCATGACAACGGTCTGCGCAAGTGTTTCAGCGCCACGGCTCGTCGTCTCGTACACTCCACCGCGATACAC